AAGTGCGGCGCAGAACACAACGTCCGGTTCCATAGCTGGGAGATACATCCGCGGCGCATGAACTGTACGGCGTGCCTTGAGAAGTCTGCGATGGCGGCAATGATGCCGAGCCCGGCTAACCATTTTCATCCCTCACGAGGAGGTAAGAAATGAGACAGTTTAAGTTAGGCGACGATATATCTGGGAAGACAATCGAGGGCGCGGTTATCAGGAGTTGGGAGATTATTCTCAACCTTGGCGGCGGCGAATTCATCCACATAACGCCTGAACACGATTACGATGATGGTGTCAAGTTAGAGTTTGAGGACGAGCCGAGCAACCTATCGCTTATTAAGGCTGGAGTAATCAGTCAGGAAGAATCCGACGAGATATACGCAAAGCGAGATGCCGAGCGCATAAACCGAGAAAAGGCGCAGGACATGGCAAATCTGCGGCGGCTGATGAAGAAGTATCCAGAGGCAACGGCATGATCCCCGGCCCACGCAGGACTATCGGCGTCCTGATAGCAATCAGCCTAGCATCGCTGGCCGTGTGGGGGATGCTCGCGTTCGTGCGGTGGATGGTGTTCTAAACTGTGTTCTGCACGGCGGATCGGGTATAATGTATCGAGTAAGGAGGCATGAAATGAAATGGGTGAACACTGATGGGCGTATACCGATAAAGAGTTGGTGCGAAGATGTAGAAGACGGCGCTATGCAGCAGGCAATCAACCTGTCGAACCATCCAGTTATGTTCCATCACGTAGCATTGATGCCTGATTGCCATCGAGGGTATGGGATGCCAATTGGCGGTGTCATTGCGTGTGAGAATGCCGTGATCCCCAATGCTGTTGGTGTCGATATTGGATGTGGAATGGCGTCAGTAGAAACGAATCTTACTGGAATGGACGCTGGGCTTATCGAGGACGTTCTTGAGGAGCTTTCATACTTGATCCCGACAGGATTCAATCACCACAAGGAAGATCAAGCGTGGAATGGATTTGATAAGGCCCCTGACTTGCCAGTTGTTCAGAGAGAGTTGGCATCTGCAAGGCGACAGCTAGGGACGCTTGGCGGCGGCAATCACTTCATCGAGATTCAGATGGGAGATAACGGCCTTATATGGCTCATGCTCCATAGTGGCAGTCGCAACTTCGGGTACAAGATTGCCAAGGAATACAACCAGGCGGCTATGAAGAGATGCGCAATGTGGCATTCGCAGTTGCCTCCAGGGAATGGCGAGGACTCGCTTTCGTTCCTTCCGATCGGTAGCCATGAGGCAGCGCAGTACATCGACGCGATGAAGTTTGCACTCGCGTTCGCCCAGGCTAATAGAGATGCAATGCTTACGGTATTCAAGAGCGTAGTCAGAGAGATGACTGGCGCTGACTTCATGCGTGAGATCAACATCCATCACAACTTTGCGTCTATCGAGAACCACTACGGAAAGAACGTGTGGGTACATCGCAAGGGAGCAACGCAGGCTAAGAAGGACCAGCTTGGCATTATTCCCGGCAGTATGGGAACGTCTAGCTATATCGTGCGCGGGCTAGGTAATCCAGAATCATTCGAGAGCTGCAGCCACGGCGCTGGAAGGGCAAGCGGACGGGCTGAGTTCAACCGGACGCATACGGTAGAAGAGTGCGAGGCCGACATGGAAGGCATCGTGTTCGGTGGTTGGGGTAAGACACGCAAGGGAACGCCTGACATCAGCGAAGCCCCTGGAGCGTACAAGAACATCGACGAAGTGATAGCTGCGGAATCGGACCTAGTTGAAGTGGTCGTGAAACTGCGCCCGCTCGGTGTGATGAAGGGATAGAATATGAAATGGACGGCACGCGTAGTGAGATACGCACGCAAGCTTGGCGAGGTTTTCTCCGAGTTCAGACTCGGCTCCTTTTACCTCTTCATTCCGCTAGTCGCTGGGTTGACCAAGCGCCTGAGCAGCGGCCTCCGTCCGTTTCGCTGTATACTGTGCAAGGTGATAGCTGATGACTGAGAAGTGGCCGGAATTAACAGATGCGCCTGGAATGTACGTTGCAAACGACTGGTCCGGCTTGTGGGATGGCACGCAGTGGGTATGGGGCGGACCGCCTGAGGAGGTAGAGGATGAATGACACAGCAGCTAAACAGGCAGGCTCTAAGAAGCCGCCGCGCGAAAGAACGAAGGAAGAGATAGAGAGGCAGTTGCTCAAGAAGTGGACGGGAAGAGGTGACTGATGACTGAGAAACACGCAGGCGGTAGGCCGAGGAAGTACAAGACGGTTGCAGAGATGTCCGTAGCGATTGACGATTACTTCGATGAGACAGCGTTCGACAAGATTACGATCACCGGACTTGCGTTGTATCTTGGGTTCACTTCACGCGCAGACCTCATCAATTACGAGGGATATAGTGAAGAGTTTCACTACACGATAAAAAAGGCCAAGCTATTCGTAGAGAACGCATACGAGCAGGATCTCCGCAGCAAGGGCGGTTCAGGGCCTATCTTCGCACTCAAGAACTTTGATTGGAAAGACAAGCACGACGTGAAACACGAAGGCGGAATCAATATCGTGTACTTGGATAAGGCGCACAAGGATTTGTAGCAGAAATGAGGATGCGGATGCTGTCTGAAGAAAGTGCGGTTGCCAACGCTTACGGATTACTGAGGTGGAATGGAACAGCATAGCACATTCGACTACACGCCCAAGCAACAAGAGGCCATCAACATCCTCATGGGCGACGCAAGGCACATCCTGCTTTACGGTGGAGGGCGTAGCGGCAAGAGCATTGTCCTGCTCTACTCGCTTATGTACCGTGCAAGCAAGGTGAAGTCGCGGCATCTTATCCTTCGTAGGTACTTCGCACACGCTAAGCGTGCCATCTGGAAGGACTCGCTGCCGAAGATGTTCAAGCTGGCTGCACCTGATATGGAAGTCGAGTGGAACAACAGCGATTACTTCCTCACATTCCCGAACGGCTCAGAGATCTGGATCGGTGGGTTAGACGACGATGAACGCGCAGACAGAGTTCTCGGAACGGAATACTCGACCATACTGTTTAATGAGACATCGGACATCATGCACGGATCAGTCGAAACAGCTCTATCACGCCTAGCTGAGAAGTCAGGCCTAGTCAACCGAGCATACTACGATGAGAATCCGCCTCACAAGGCACACTGGACGCACAGACAGTTCATCGAGAAGATCAACCCAGTAGACAAGACGCCGCTTGCCAATCCTGAGCTGTATGCTTCACTGTTGATGAACCCGATAGACAACGAGGCGAACATCTCGCCGGAATACATGCAGGTGCTTCAAGGCTTCTCTAAACGCAAGCGTGAGCGGTTTATGCTCGGCATGTGGCAGGATGACGACGATAGGGCACTGTGGAAGTATGACGACATCAAACGCTCGGTAGAGAAGTTCGATTACGATCGGATAGTGGTAGCGATAGATCCAGCGGTGACGGCTAAGGACAACTCCGATCAGACAGGTATCATCGTTGCGGGTAAGCTGGGGAATCAGTTCCACGTCCTAGACGATCTCAGCGGGAAGTACTCGCCGAAGGAGTGGGCTAACAAGGCAGTGAGCGCCTACTTCCGGTGGCACGCTGACAGGATAATCGGCGAGGTGAACAACGGCGGCGACATGATCGAATCTACTATACGCCAGGTGAACGATAGTGTAAGCTACAGGGAAGTGAGAGCTACCAGAGGCAAGGTGCTGAGGGCTGAGCCTATCGCAGCGCTGTATGAGCAGGGACGCGGCTATCATCACGGATCGTTCCACGAGCTAGAGGATCAGATGACAACGCCGATGGATGAGCTAGAGCACGATGACGCCATCGACGCGATGGTCTGGGCAGCAACCGACCTTATGCTTGGAGAGTCAGGCGGACGCGCTGAAATGATTGATTGGTGAGGAGGTAGGATTGCCGATACTACGAGACAACATCCTCGTACTAGACGACATGGTTAAGGCGTTCGACGTTGAGCAGCCATCACGAGGCTCAGAGACAACCGCGTTTATCAAGCGATGGCGACGTAAGGAACTAGAGCAGCCACACGGTGGCGGGAGTCATAAGTCATTGGCGGTGAACGGGATCAACGCCGCGCAGATTGAGACGATCAGGAATAGCAAGAAGTTTCGAGACGCGCCGAAGTTGGGAGGTAGTCGTGAATAGAGAAGAAGTGATGGCGATGACGGATAATGAGTTAGATGTGAACGCAGCTATATTGATGGGGTGGAAGCCTGGCTATCATCGAGGAGAGCCGTGTTGGATGCAACCAGACTATGACGTGCCAGTTGATTCAGTGCCGTACTACACAAGCAATATCGCAGACGCGTGGGAGCTGATGGGGCCAATGATGCAAAGAATATCGACGTTGCAGATGATGACGATTGATGGTAATAGCTTGTCAATTTGCGGGTGGATATTCGATGAAGACGGAGTAACCGTTGGAGTGCTTGAGGCTATTCACGATGACACAGCGCCAAGAGCGATCACACGAGCGTTCATACTTGCTATGTCTACCAAATCTATATAGATCACATATCTATTGTAACAACGCCCAACAAGTGGTACTCTTACCAAACGAGCGAGATAACCGGACTTCGCTCAATGAGGGTGAGATATGGGGCGCTTCAAGAACATCGTCCTAGACTGGGCAAGTGTTGGTCCACGCGTGGCATTTGCTCATTTATTGGCTCCAGAAACCCGCTCGCAAGAGATCAGGACAACGCCTGCTATGCAGTATGGCGTTGAGAAGTGGACGGACTGGAATACGAAGAAGGCAGTATTAGAGGGCTACGAGTCTCACTGGCTCGTGTATCGGCTTACATCGTTCAGGGCAAACGCAGTACGCTCGGCTATCCTAGTCGCTAAGGACATCAATACGGGAGATCCCGTACCAGATACTCACCCGGCGGCTAAGATGATTGCCAATCCTAACCCGCGCATCTCGATGAACGAGCTAGAGTTCAGGGCTGAGTTGTTCCTGTGCATGGCTGGCGACGCTTACTGGTACGTCAACAAGGTAGGCGACAGCATCCGGCTAGATCCTCTGAGATCGGATAGGGTGTCGATTAAAGCCTACCGCGACAAGCGAGTCTACTTCTACACGCTACCAGGTGAGACCCCCGTACCATTCGATGAAGAAGAGATCGTGCATATCAAGAACTACAGTCCGAGCGATGATCTATTCGGGATGCCGGTGCTAAGAGCGAACGCACGACTGGTTGACACTGGCAACGCATACACTGACTTCAACTATAACGCAATGAAGAATGGAATGTGGCCGAGTGGTGTGCTTGCTACTGAGAAGCTAGAGACGGCACAGTATGAACGCCTCATGAAGCAGATCAAGGAAACGAAGGAAGGCCCGGCGAACGCTAGACGCTTGCTAGTCATTGAGGATGGCAAGTCGTGGACGCCTACAACGCCGACGCCGCAAGACATGGACTTCATGGGCGGCACGAACCTAACGAACCAGGAGCTGTGCGCTGGCTTTGGCGTATCGTCTGAGGCAATCGGGCTTGTGCCTGCCAAGTACGAGAACGCACGAGCGATGAAGCGAGCAGCTTGGGAGGATACGATTATCCCTGAGCTGAATCTGCTCAAAGGTGCGTTGAATATCCAACTCGCCAATAGACACTTCGACGGCATCTACTTCGACTACGATCTATCGCAATCGCTGCCGATGGTTGAAGCTCGGAGAGAGAACGCCGAAGAAGGGAAGAAATACTTCGACATGGGCATCTCAACAAAGGCAATCAACGAGCTACTCGGATTTGGCTTCGATGAGGCTGACTGCCCAGACGTTGGAGTCCTGCCAGTCGCACTACTTCCAGTTGGTGCTACTAGAGCTACTGAACGATCAACGGCAACGGAACTCATGAGAATGCCACGTAATGAACGTGCACGCATCCTTGAGTTATCTGCGAGGTCTGCGGAGTCTGACGCCTTATATCGCTCAGTGGATCGTAAGCGCCAAGGATGGGAGCGTGGGGTGGCAGACAAGATCAGCTCTCTGTTTACGGTGGAGTCGTCAGCGGTGGTCAAAGCTGTCACAAATGGACGGAAAGATACCGACGCGGCTATTGAATCGCAGCGCGGCGCGTGGATAAAGACACTCACCGCCGTATACAGAGCAGTCATTGAGGACTTCGGCCAGGAGACGTATGACGAACTGACGAAGCGAACGATCGGAGGCATGGAGTCACGCGAGTACGATCCGTGGGATGACGAGATTAAGAAGTACGTGAATGCACAAGTCGCCTCTCAGATCGACTACATCCAAGAGACGACGAAGAAGAAGATACGCGCTATCGTGCTTGAAGGTATCAAGGACGGCTCTAGCAACGTACAGATAGCCAAGAGCATCAGGGGCGTCTACAACGGATGGGAAGCAGGCACAGACGTATACAGGGCAATGATGATCGCACGTACTGAGGTTCACCAAGCGTCAGGCACAGCGATGCACAACGGCGCGAAGCAGTCAGGCGTGGCGAAAGAGAAGGCATGGAGCGATGCCGGTGACAATCGAGTTAGAGATGCGCACGTTGCGAACAGCGGCGAGGGCTTCATACCGTTCGACGGCGTATTCCAAGACGGTGCTGACTATGCCGGTGATGGTACAGACGATGTTAACTGTAGGTGCGCCATGCTCTACAGGAGCGGACGATGAACTATCTGAACCTGCAAGTTGCGAAGAAGAAGGCCAGACGCCAAGCACGCTGGATTGATGTCTTGGCAACTGAGCCGTGGTGTGTTGGGTCTGAGTACGAGAAGAAGCTACGGCGAACACGAGTTCCTTGCTCGTGCTATATATGCGGCAATCCACGGCGACATGCTAAAGGTAAAGACAGGCTGACGCTTGCTGATAAACGACAGAACGATATAGCGCGGAATCAAATCGACAGCGCACTAGGGCAGGCGGGATAGATGAATCACAGCGAAGCAGAGCAGATAAAGACGTGGCGATGCGGAACTGATGGGAGCGCGTGCTGCTCGTGGCGAACTATCGCTAAAAAGGCATCTGAGTTGTGGCCTGAGAAGGATATATGTTCTGGGAATCAAATCTTCGGGATGAAGCTATGCGAAGAGGCAAGCGCGATTCTTGGCGAGGACATAGACAAATAGGAGTAGGTGATAGATATGGCTGACACAGTAATTACAGCGACGATGACACATCCCGGCCCGACTGGGTTGAGGGATTCGATGGCTCCTGCTCTTGTGACTGGGACGTATGAGGCGAACGATACCGACTATCATGCGATGATCTTCAACACGATGGGCAAGCGATACATCACATACTGCGTAGACAATCCAAGTGACAAAGACGTAACGGTGACGATCTACGGCGCGCCTGCTATCACATCTGTGGTAGGAGATCCTGGCGTATTTCTGATCGGAACGTCGGTTACGTCTTCGTCGACAAGCTACGAGGAGGCAACGACTGATGAGGGTGCGATGTTCTTCATCATACGATGCACGTCTGCGGCTGCCTCTGCGACTGGTACTACTGTCACAGTGCACGCGCACTTAATGCAGTAGGGGGACTTATGCCATTCGACCAGACAGACGTTAAGGAAGAGGGATTTAGGGTTATTGAAGATAGGACAGCAGGGGCGCACGTTGCCACATACATACGATTCGTTCACACATGCGCTGATACAGGAACCGGCGAGCTTCACTGGCACGCGAAATGGGAACCAGTAGGCGAAGGATTCCTAGCAGCAGCATAGGGAGAAACATGACACAGCCAGAACGAGCATTCGAGGTAAGGGTCGCGGAGGACGATGGCGAGCCAGGGCGAATCGAAGGACTTGCCTCTGTGTTCGGTGTGGAAGATTCTCACGAAACCATATTCGACGCGAGATCATTTAAGAAGACGCTGAAGGAACGCAAGGGCAGAGCGCCGATGGTGTGGATGCACGATGCTGCTACGCCGATTGGGCTCGCTACTCTCGAGGAAGATGAGAACGGGCTACGCTTCGTTGGGCAGCTTGATCTCGACGTACAGCGCGGCGCTGAGGTATACAGCGGGATTAAGAAAGGCTACATCACTCAGATGAGCCATTCCTTCCAAGGTATCAAGAGCAAGATGGTGAAGGGCGAGGACGGTAGAGAAGTCCTGCACTACACCGAAGTAAAGCTATATGAGATCTCGCCGGTGACAGCGAACTTTGCATCCAATGAGAAGGCTGTTATCACGGGAGTGAGAATTGAAGAGCCACAGGAAGAGCCGATGCTCATTCCCGATGGCATACGATCGCAGATGGATCGACTAGACGCACTCCTTGAGCCGTCCAACGACACTCGAACGGAGCCGCAAGGCAAGCCGGGGAACCACTTGCAAGGTATCCAAACGCAGGTTGACAGAATAGCTAAATTGAGGAGTTGATAGAGATGGACGATGAACGAACAGAGCAGGACAAAGCACTAGAGCGCGTAGAGGTACAACTCAAGGGCGTCGGTGATGCGCTTGAAGGTATCCCCGAGACGGTGAAAGAGGAAGTCGATCGCCGGATTCAGGAACGGACTGGCGACGCTGACGCTCACTACGAAGAGATGAACGAGAAGCTGACGGCTGTTGAAGAGCGGCTCACGGCTGCGATCCAAGAACAGCAAGCGCCTAGCGCAGTCGCAACCGCTACCCGTGAGGAAGACTACGGCTATGGTGACGAAGCAGGCGGCTTTGATGATATGATTGCCGAAGTACGTTCGTGCGGTGCTGGTGGTATGGGAGTTCCTGAGCGCCTACTGAAGATGCACCAGGGAGAGGTCGAGCGACGTGGACTTAGCACGCTGACCGGCATTGGCGGCGGCTTCTGGATGCGCCCTCAGTTCTCGAACGAGCTTCTTCAGATCCCGGCGAATGAGCAATTCATGTCTTCGATGATTCGCAATCTCCCCGAGACAGATCCTCCAAATGCAGAGTACACATTCAATATGTTTGACCAATCTGGGTCAAAGGGTATCTATGGTGGCGTTGCTGTCTATTCGTCTAAGGAATTGGCCGACCTGGATGAGACGGACTATCCAACTCTCTTGACGGTGAACTTCAAACCTGAGAAGACAGGAGTGTTCTGGACTGTATCTGAAGAATCACAGGCAAACACGCCTCAGATGGGTTCGATGATGCAGCCGCTTATCAACGGCGCAATCCTCGCACAGCGTGATGGCAAGATCCAGACGGGAACTGGCGCTGGTGAGTACAAGGGATTCGCTTCTAGTCCTGCAATGATCTCCATCGCACGTAGCGTAGCCAACCAGGTGAACTACGTCGATCTAGTCAACATGATTGCACGAATGATGAGGAATGGCGGTGGAAAGTTCGTGTGGCTGTGTCAGAGCGTTACGATGCTTCCTCAGTTGATGACGCTGACTAACGGTGACGGAACTATCATGTGGGCACAGAATGCGCGTGACGGCATTCCTAATCCTACATTGGTTGGCCTGCCTATCTTCTTCAACGAGATCAGCCCGCCGCTTGGTACTCAAGGTGATCTCCGTTTGATCAACCTCGACTACTACATGCGTAAGCCTGGAATGGGCGCAACGCTCAAGTCCGATATGGGGATACTTGGATTCAAGAAGGGCGAAGAGACTTTGAAGGTTAGCTATTACGACGATGCGAAACCGTGGATTACTTCCCCGCTCACGCTTCGAGATGGCACGAATACCGTTAGCCCGTTCATCGAACTGACTGACGTAGCATAGAGAGAAGTCTAGCCCTACGGGGCGAGGAGAACTGATATGCACATGATTAGAGAAGGCGTGAAAGTAGATTGCGGTATCAAGCCCAGCGACAACGCAACGGGCATTGCCGGCGAATACTTCCGAATGGATACGTTCGCCAAAGCTAAGTTCCACGGGATCGTCCGAGGGCAGCTCACGGGGGCTACGTCTACGTTGACAGTATATGAGGCCACTGATGCCACTGGCTCGGATGCGGCGGCACTAGGCGCGGCTCTGACGTTCACACAGGGCGTCAAGGTAAACATGGCACAGATTGTTGTTGATGCCGGGAACTCTACCATCGGAGAGACGTTGATCCTTACGCCGTATTACTTCAACGGTGAAGGCACTCTTACAGCGGGCACAGCTCTGACGTTTACGGCGGCTGCTGCTGAGTCTCTCGCAGATCGGGAGTTCGACCAGTCTGGAACAGCGGCACAGGAAGCGACTTCTATCGCTGCTTGTATCAACGATGCCACGTATGGCGTCCCTGGATTGCTGGCTGCTGTATCTACGGCAACTGTGACGATCACTTGTACTGAACCAGGCGGCGGCGACCGCCAGGTTACTTGCGAGGATAACGGCACTGGTGCATTTGACATCACTGAATCAGCCCCTACTGAATTGGTAGTAACCGACTTGATTCAGATGGCAGACTTCGAGGTGTACGTCCAAGACTTAGATCGTGATGACGACTTCACTCACATCGGGGCAGCTTTCACCAATCTGGAAACAACCAC